CGATTAATATCTATGGTGACTTTAAACTCTCTGTTGGTATGGTAATCACTTGTAATATTATGAAGAGTGTAGAGAATGCAGATAATAAGCGTGGTAAAGATAAGTACCTATCAGGGAAGTATCTTGTTACATCTATTGATCACAGATTTGAAGATGAATATATCATGCAGGTACTATTAAAGAAAGACTCCTATATAGAGTCATTAGATACAATAGACAAGATTGGATAACTCGGATTTGTTTCGAAACGTATCCATTAAAAAAATTCCCCCGGGAAAAAATATGGTCTGGAGGCCGCGATGAAAAACTTAGATCAATTTATAGGGTGTCAGTTTACCTGGTTCATAGGATCCGTTGTTGATATCAATGATCCTCTCTTCTCCAATAGAGTGAAGGTGATGCCATATGGTTTCTATGATGAGGACATTGATAAATCACATCTGAACTGGTCGACTGTGATGATGCCAAATACCTCCTCTTCCTTTAAAGGGTTCGGCTCGAACCATGAGCTGATGGTTGGCTCCTGGGTTGTGGGTTTTTTCCGTGATGGTCCAAGTGCGCAGGATGCCATTATACTGGGGTCGATCGCATCCACGACTGATGGGACGATTGACATCCCGGTAGAAGCGCAACTCAACCCTCCTACCAATAAGGTTCATAAAACCGAAGCCGGCCATATCATAGAGGTCGACAATACCTCTGGCTCAGAACGTATCAATATAAAGCATAAGACCGGATCAAGGTTGACAATGAATGCGGACGGTACAATAGATGTCGTCGCAACCAATATAAGACTGAATGCATAATGAAAACGATCGCGATACCATGTGAGGCTAGCCTCTTACCAAAGCCTGGTGACCTGGTCAATATATTTAATCAGATCACGAATCTGATCGCACAGTTAGAGATGCAAGGTTTGGCCGATGAAGCCCAGAAGCTTCGTGACCTATTAGATGGTATACGATCTGGTCTCGGTAACTTTCCAGTATCTATCTCTTATCCAGTATTTGGTACGCTCGATATACCTGAAGTAGAATGGGAGAAGAGAATCAATGCCATGATAGAAGAGTATCATCTCTTTATACAGGCAAAGTTCTTAGAGATTATATCGGCTGTGATACCAGTATCCTTTGCGATTCCGGTTCCACCATTTGGTATCAGTGTGGATATTGTAAAGCTGTTCTCTGATCCAACATATAAGAGTACGATAAAGGCGCAGTTCGCCGTGAATATAGATACCTTCTATCCAATGTTACCAGACATTTATAAATCATTTGATGGTACATATGGATTAGAATCTCCAGATATGAAAGTAGAAGCAGTCTGGGAATATGTTATGACTCAGCTAAATAAAGGTGCATTAGGAGTATTGCATGGGTTGTTTGGAAGTCTGATTAGTAAGTTTAGTACAATATGGGAAGCATTAGGTTTACCGGCTCTTCCAAGTTTAACTGAGCTGAATGTACAAGGATTAATAGAAGGTACTATACAATCAATAGAAGCCCAGATCAAATCAGCACCGGCAGATTTAAAACACGAATTAAGAAAACAAGCAATTGATTTATTAGAAGGATTACAGATCGTTGGGTTTAGTATATTAGATTTATTAGGTGGTGAACCAACTGATTTTGTAGAAAGCCTAGAAAGAAAAATGGATAGGTTTAAAAGACGTATGAAAAACTTCGGTGAAGAATGGCCTAAGTTTCTTATACAAGAGTGGATGCAGAAAGTACAGAAGTTCTTTAAGGCAATTGGTCTTGGTGCATTGATTGAATGGATTACATTTACGTTCTGTGATTTCTTAAAACTAATTGGATTACCGTCAAGTGTTACAATAGCGACTGATATAACATTAACTTCTTTGGTTGGCAGTGGAGCAACATTACCTTCCCTAGCAGCAGTGGCCACAGACATGAGTGGCGTATATGAGTTTACAACAGAAGAAAATGTAACAGAGTATAGCCCAGCAAGAAGTCTTCCAATTACAGGAAGTCCTACTGTTATATTAGACAATATTGAATTGACTGAATCACAAGATTATACATGGAATTCCACAGAATTGTCTTTAACTTCTTCACCACTATCCGACAAGAAATTGCTAATCATCGAATAAAGGAGTATAAATACTAGTATGTCTACACAAATATTATCAGATAAATCAGTTATAGGGGATGTCAGAAAGGCGTCACGGTCTGCTCGTAGCCGACAGTGGACTGACCTAGATTTAAATCTTGCGCTTCATCCAATTCGACAGGATATTATTCCTTTGAAGGATGATGTAGCAATTAAATATGCAGTACGTAATTTGCTTCTTACTAACTTTTATGAGAAGCCATTTAACCTGGGAGTTGGTGCAAATCTAAGAGCATTACTCTTTGAACCATCAGATGAGATCACAAAACAAACATTACGTAAGAATATTGTAAGGTGTATAAAGGCAGGAGAACAAAGAGTTGATGTGGTGTTTGTAAATATTGTAGATGAACCAGATACAAACTCTTATAGAATACTTGTAAAATTTAGAATAAAAGAATACGATACTCAAGAAGATGTAGAAATCGTATTAAGGCGTTTAAGGTAAAATAATATGGCAACGAATTTAAATGTAACCGAACTTGATTTTGATCAAATCAAAAGTAATTTAAAAAACTATCTAAAGACTCAGACAGAGTTTAGTAGTCATGACTTCGAAGGTTCAGGTTTATCTTCGCTGCTTGATGTGTTAGCATACAATACGCATTATAATGCGATGGCTGCTCACTTTGCTTTGAATGAAGCATTCCTTGATTCGGCACAAATACGTGGTAACATTGTATCACGTGCAAAGTTATTAGGTTACATACCCCGTTCAGTTTTAGCACCGAGAGCCATTGTCAATATTACAGTTGATGTCTCAGGAGAAAACTCGTCTAATATACCATCTACATTAACTCTTCCTCGAGGTGCTAAACTGACCACTAATGTTGATGGAAGAAATTACAGATATGTGGTACTAAACGAACAAACTGCTTTACTATCACCTAGTTCAACATTTGTGTTTGATAATGTTACTATTGTCGAAGGTACAAGAAAGAAACTCTTATATAGAGTAGATAACGATATTGAAAATCAAAAGTTCCAGCTGTCAGACGACGATGCTGATACATCTACACTTAGAGTTCTTATTCAGGCAAATGAATTAAGTACTTCATACGATAACTATACACAATTTGAATCTCTATTGAATGTTGATTCTTCTAGTCGTGTATATTATATACAAGAAAATTCAAATGAGTTTTATGAGATATACTTTGGTGATGGAGTAACTGGTAAGAAACCAATTAATAATAACATCGTAACTCTAGATTATATCTTTACAAATGCAGGCGATTCGAATGGTGCTAATGCATTTACGAAGGTAGATAATATTGGCGGTTATAGTAATATTAGTATTTCAACTTTATCAAAAGCTTCAGGCGGTGTTGAAAAAGAAACAAACGAATCGATTCGTTTTAATGCTCCACTTACTTTTACTTCTCAGAATAGAGCAGTAACATCAGATGATTATAGAGCCATCATTAAGAAAGAATTTACAAACATTAATTCCATTTCTACCTGGGGTGGTGAAGATAACGATCCACCAGATTATGGTGCTGTATATATTTCTATTAAGCCAATCGTAAATGAAATATTAACTGCGGCTGAAAAGAATGAAATCATGAATACTATTCTAAAAGGTAAGAGTGTTGTATCGATTACTCCAGTGATTGTAGATCCTAATTATACGTATTTGGAAATCGATTGCTTCTTTAAATATAATCCCAACCTAACAGACAGAAGTTCAGTAGAGTTGCAAGCTGTTGTAAGAGATACAATTTCAGATTATAACTTTAACGAACTAAATAAATTTGACGGTGTGTTTAGACATTCGCAATTATTAAAAGCAATTGATAATGCAGATCCCTCTATTCAAAACAGTAGTGTAAGACCATATATGTTTATGACTATTACACCAAACTTAAACGGCAGTCAATTAGATAATAACTTTTCTTTAAATTTTACTTCTCCATTTTACGATACTGGTTCTGCTGAGAAGCACGTTATCAGTTCAACTAAGTTTAAGTACAATAATGAAGAATTATATTTTGGTGATATACCAATTGACGGTTCTACTAATAGACAAGTGATTGCATATAAGACAGTAAATTCTCAAAATATTACAGTGCTTAATGATTGCGGAATTGTTAATCCGTTAAAAGGAACAATCACATTAAATAAATTTACTCCTGATAGTGATTCGGATACAACTATTAGAATCACAGTTGTACCTAATTCTTTGGACCTAGCTCCTAAAAGAGATCAGTTAATTGCAATTGATCCATTAAGAGTTATTATTACTCCGAGCATAGATACAATATCAGTATCAGGTTCATCAGGAACAATTAATTATACAACGACCTCAAGGCTAAGATAAGATGGCTGGAACTCATAAATCTAATAATACTCTTTTTAGTTCTAACATATCCTCTCCTGGATATATAGAATCTATTGCTTCGTCGAATACAAAGACGAAAGAAACTTTAAGAACTCAAGAGCTAATACCTTCAGAGATTTTAGAAAATTCTGGTGGTGTACAAGTATTATTAGATGCTTATTACAAATATATGAACTTACAAGAGTTTATATATCAAGAAACAGAAACATACGAAGATGTCATATTAGATAATAGAGCAGTCTTCAGAGTAAACGATCCACGAAATGAGAATGATCATTTCTTTACAGATGATGACGGAGCAAACTCTACATTAACTGTAAGAGATAGTAGCGGTAATATTACTGCTCTTAATCTAGGTGAATTAAATGTTTCTATTACTAATGGTAATAACCTTCCAGGATCTCTTGCCGATTCTACTTCAGATATCGGTAAGACATTTACTGTAACAGGTTTTCAAAATAACGAAAATACTAAAACAGCAACTCTTATTACCCCAGTAAAATATTGGGCCGGCCCTGGTGCATCCTACGCTCTTAATACAATTGAAGAGTCAATGGATATTGATAGCACAGCTGCAGTATACTTAGAACTAATTCAAAAAGAAATTGCAGCTGTTGTTCCGCGATCAATTCAAGTAAATAAAAGAAACCTATATAAAGCTATTGTAGACTATTATAAAATTCGTGGATCTTCAGATTCAATCCAAGTATTTTTTAGATTACTATTTGACGATGAAGTTGAAGTCGAGTATCCATGGGATGAAACTTTAATTCCTTCTTCAGGTAATTGGGATCAGCCAATAGATGTTAATTCTGTTTTATCTAGTGCCGTAAATAACAGTTCATTATTATTATTAACCGAAGAGAACCGAGAGATTAGATTATCATCAAGATTATCAGTTAATGATGTATATAGTAAGACTGATGAAATACGAGTCACTTCAGTTTTAGGTAGTTCTATTACTGTTTCCAGACCGAAGAAAATAATCTTTGATGCAAGAAATGCTAGTGTGGTTAACATATCTGCTGATACAATTAGACTATCGGCCGCTGACATTGTTAAATTTCCTATAAACACGAAATTAACTTATACAGTTCCTGAAAATGGTACTGCTATTGGTGGATTGGTGAGTGGTAACGATTACTTTGTAATATCAAATTCGCCTCCATTTATACAACTATCTTCAACAGAAGGTGGTTCCGCTATTAATTTAACATCAACTGGTTTATTGAATGAACATGAGTTAACCAGATATATTAAACTGGCTAATAACTCAAATATTACATTCCATCCTAAAGGACAATATCTTGACAAAAAAGGTTTCTTATCTGACACAATTAAAATTCAAGATAGTTTAAGATATCAAAAGTTTTCGTATCTTATTCGTACTGGTCAAAATTTAAGTTCATGGAATTTTTTCTATGAGCGTCTAGTACATCCAGCCGGGTTTAAATACTTCGGCGAAATTCTAATACAATTATTTGGTTCACGTGATGAGCTTGGTGACGATCAGAAAATAGCTCGTGACCTCTACCATATTGGCGGACCTAATCACAATTTACCAACCGGCGAAAGCTTTACTGGATATGGAAGAACTAATAGGTTTACATTATCTTCAATGCCAGATTTACAACCAGGTGTTATCGGTATTGAGGATATTCCTTTACTAGTAAAACTTTTTGCTTCAAGCTTCTTACCATTTACGGCTGCTAAGATTCATTCATCTGCAAGATTGGCACTTACGGTTGATCAAAATTCTTCTAGTGGAACTTACGGTAAGATTACATCAGTTGAAATAGTTGAAGGTGGTTTTGGATATTCTACAGCTCCTACTGTTGTCGTGAATGGTGTTAATATTACAGGCCAATCAATTACACAAGCTTCTATTACAACCACATTAGACAGTCAAGGTAAAGTAATATCAGCGTCAATAACTAATGCTGGCGGAGGTTACTCATCTGCGTTTGCAAACACCGCAGCTAATCCAAATATATCTAAGCTTGCAAATTTAGTGGTCACACCTAATACAACTAGAACATATTCAACTCCACCAACAATAACGTTTACAGATCCTACATCTTTAGATTCAGATGGAAACTTAGCCTCTACAAACGTTACAGCAACTGCTAAATATATATTGCAGCCTACCGGGGTGGACAGAATAGAAATGAAATCAGGTGGTTCTGGTTATAATAGTGAACCTAATGTTTCAATAACTGGCGGTGGCGGAAGTGGAGCTACTGCGAGAGCTCGTATAGAAAATGGCCTAGTATCTTTTATTACAATAATAAATCCTGGAAGTGGTTATACAGAAGTTCCAACAATATCTATTGCTGGTAACGCAACAGCTGTTGCTCAATTAGTTCCTAGTGAAGTTGCATCAACTGTTATTACAAATCCTGGATTTGGTTATATCTTTGAGCCATTTATATATCTTGGTTCAAAAGCTAAAAACGAGAATAGAGTTAAAGAGGTTCAGCTTAAGAAACAAATAGAGCTTAATCATACTGACGTTGATCCGGAGTTTAATAAAGTTACAAATCCCGTTCAGACTAATCCTTCAGTAAGAGGAAGAACTTTATATAATGGTTCTCCTTTAAAGATAGGTGTTCTTACGTCTGGTCAAAATTGGACAATTGCGCAATCAACTCCAGCAAGTGATAAAGCAATGGGTGGTTATAATGTAAATGTTATTCCAGCTGGATATAGAACTAAAATAGAAAACAACTACTACAATCAGAAAACAAATATATTAGAGTCTGGTATGTTGTACGATTTTAACGAAACTTTAGAAGTATTAGGCGATGTAGAATTGCAAAGTACTTCTATAAGTGATATAAATAAATATAACGTGAATTCTTTTATTCATAACAATTAATAGGAAATAAAAATGACGGCAATAGTAACTTCTAAATTCAGAACTTTGAATGCAGAAAATTTCAAAGAAGACATAGCGGCATCAGGTACAAGTGTATTTGTTGGTATTGGTAAAACCGACGTATGGTCTAACTCAACATCTGACACGACCGATGCAGCACCATTTACTCCGTATGATACCATTGATTCGTTGGTAGAAGCTCGGGAAAACTTATTCGCGATGAAGCTATTGAATGCTTCTGATGTATCGCACGTTGTACCAAGGCACACTTGGACAACCGGTAATAGTTATGTCGCCTGGGATTCTGATGATGCAGATATCTTTGATAAAAAGTTTTATGTTATTACTTCTGAGTTTAAAGTTTACAAATGTATATATGCTCCAGGTAACGCATCTACTCAAGAACCAGCACAAACATTAACAGACCCTCAAGGTGAATCAGATAATTACATTTGGAAATATATGTATACGGTAGCCGTCGCCGATGCAGAAAAATTCCTTACAACAGCTTACATGCCTGTAAAAACTATTGATCTTTCTTTATATTCCGATGATGCTACAGCTGAAGCTGCTTTATCTGAAGGTGACTATGCCCAGTATTTAAACCAAAAAGCTTCAACTAATGCAAGTAAAGCTGCGGGTATTGAAAGAATAGAAGTAACAGCTGGTGGTTCTGGCTATACTTCCAATCCAACGGTCATTATTACTGGTGCTGGAACTGCAGCTGCTGCTACTGCAGCGAGAACTGGTACGGCTGTAACAAGTATAACTCTTACAGATAAAGGTACAGATTATTCAACAGCTCATATTTTAATTTCTGGAGGCGGTGGTTCAGATGCTACTGCACGTGCAGTTATTTCTCCACAAAATGGACACGGTACAGATCCTGTAAAAGAGCTAGGAGCTTTCTTTATCGCTGTTAACACTTTGTTGGATGGAACCGGTGGATCTGAAGAAGACCTTACAGTAGGAAATGATTTTAGACAAATCACCCTAATTAAAAATCCAACAAACATATCAGACGGTGCGGTTTCAACAAGCCCAACTCGTAAAGCAACTCCTGGTATCAGCTTTGCTTCAACAACTGGTACATTCCAGGTTGACGAACTTATCACTCAAGGAACTGGTGCTAATAGAGTAGAAGCTTTCATTACCGAAATTACTAGTGCGGGTGTTTATTACTATAACCAAAATAATAAAACTGGATATGGAAACTTCTTGCATACGGCTGGAACGGTCACTGGTGCTACTTCAGGTGCAACTGGAACTCCAACATCTGCGGCTAATACATTCCACACTGCAGCAGATATTAATAAGCATTCTGGAGACATCGTCTTTCTTGAAAACAGAAATCCAATTGATAGGATCTCTTCACAGATCGAAGACATTAAAATTATTATAGAATTCTAATATAAATATTAGTAAATATAAAAGAGAGAACTTATGACTACAACCTCAATTAAAAAATATTCCGAGTCTCCGTATTACGATGACTTTGATGAAAGTAAAAATTATCATAGAATTTTATTTCGTCCAGGTTACGCAGTACAAGCAAGAGAGCTTACTCAATTACAAACTTCATTGCAGGCTCAAATAGATCGACATGGACAATATGCATTTAAAGATGGTTCAAGAGTTGTAAATGGAGAAGTATCTCTTAATGTAGAATACGATTTTATAAAGCTAGAATCAACATCTGATTTAAACTTATTTGAAAACACTGTTATCACTGGAACTAACGGAGTTAAAGCTACTGTGCTACAAGCAGTATCGGCCGTTGACGCTGCAAATCCGGATACATTATATATTAAATATATAAAATCCGATAGTACTAATGGTACTGTTGGCGTGTTTGCTGCAGGAGATAATTTTGCTTCTAATGCTTCAAGTTCTAAAGCAGGACAAGTTAGGACAACGACTTCTGTGTCAGATCCGGCTGTAGGTAAAGGTTCTACTGTATCTATTTCAGAAGGTGTTTATTTTATATCTGGTTGTTTTACATATGTTCCAGCATCAACTCTTATACTTGACAAATATAGTAATAATCCTTCTTATATTATTGGATTACAGGTCAATGAAAATGTAATCTCTTCTGGAGATGATGGTTCATTAGTAGATAACGCTCAAGGCGTACCAAACACTTCGGCTCCTGGTGCTAATAGATATCAAATTACTACAACACTAATTAAGCAACCAATTGCAATTGCATCAAGAACCGTTAATAACTATATTTCTTTAATCACCGTTGATAACGGAGAAGTTGCCGTAGATAAAACTGATAAAACCGAAGATACTGGTTTATCATTAAGACTTGCACAAAGAACACATGACGAATCTGGTGATTACGTTGTTAAGCCTTTTGAGCTAGAGATTTTAGAACACTTAGATACAACCACAAACTTTGGTAAGTATCTGGTAGGTGACGGAGGTGATGATGGTAAAATCGCATTAGGCATCGAACCTTCCACCGCATATGTTCAAGGTTATAGGAACCAAAAAGTTGGAACAACATACGTAAACATTGATAAGCCAAGAGACAATAATTCGGCAGGATTTCAGAATGAAGCTAACACTCAAATAAACTTTGGTAACTATATTAAGTGTAGTACTACCGGATTTAGAGGAGTTCCTGATTTAGAAGGCTTTTCAACCATTACTCTTAAAGATTCTGGGGCTTCGATTGGTACTGCAAGAGTTCGTGGTATGGAATTCAAAACCGACCATATAAGATTATATTTATTTGATATTGCTATTACAACAGCTGGAAAAACATTTAGCGATGTTGATAACGTTTCTGGAGCTAATAGTTTTGTTGCTACTCTTTCTGACGCAGGAACACGATTTAATGTTGGTACTAACACTGCGGTATTTAAATTGCCACAGTCAGCAATTAAATCATTAGCTGGAACTAATCCTCTAGGTGATCCGTTTGGAGATACTACATATAAAATAAAAAGAATTTTTTCAGCAACTACTAGTAGTACTGGAACATTAACATTTTCTACTTCTACTGGATTGTTTACAGATGATACAGATGTTATTATAGCACCAGCTGGACAAGATGTAAAAACAAATTTAAGTGCATACAAAGTCGATGGAACAGGAAATGGTACAACGTCAGTAGAGTTTACTAATGGGATTGGTATTGGTAATAATATTGCATGTAGTATAATTGCTACTATTAAAAAGACAATAGCACCAAAATCCAAAACAAATACAACTGATACAGTAACAATTAATGTTACTAACGGCAATACTGCATCTTACAATTTAGGATTAGCTGATGTTATTGAGATAGTTTCTATTGTAGATTCTGCAGGAACTAATATTACAAACGACTTTACATTAGATGACGGTCAACGTGATAATTTTTATGACGTAGCTAAAATTGTAAAGAATGGTGGTACAGCAGCTGTAGTGAATGGCAATATGGTAGTAACGTTGAAGTATTACGTTCATGGTGCAGGAGATTATTTCTGCGTTGATTCGTATCCTAGTGCTGATTACAAAAATATTCAATCATTCGCTGGAGCTACAGGAAATCTAGACTTAAGAGATTGCATAGACTTTAGACCAAGAAAAAATAATGCAGGCACAGGTTTTAGTTCTACCGGATCAAGCTTATCAGGTGCACCAAAAGTTGGTCATGCACTAACTGCTGATATTAGTTATTATCTTCCAAGGATCGATAAACTCGTAATTAAAAGAGATGGAGGATTCGAAGTTATTAAAGGTGTTCCATCAGAATACCCTCAACCGCCAGCAGATAAGAAAGATGCTTTGACATTATATCAATTAAAACTTAAGCCTTATGTATTTACTTTAAATGATATTATTCCAGTAATTCAAGATAATAAAAGATACACAATGAAAGATATTGGTAAGCTAGATAAGAGAATCAAGAATCTAGAATATTACACTTCTTTATCTTTACTAGAACAATCAGCAGCAGATGTTCATATGGTTGATGGTACTACTCCAAGATTTAAAAATGGTATCATTGTAGATTCATTTAAAGATCACTCAGTAATTGATTCTACACATAAAGAATGCAGTGAATCAATCGATAAGCAAAATGGATTACTAAGGCCAGAATGTCCTAGTAAAAATATAAATTTAATTACTGATCCAGCACAAAGCGGGTCTGCTATAGCCCAGAAAAGAGGTTCTAATTGGATACTCAACTTTACTGAAGTCGCGCATACAACACAGCCTTACGCTTCAGTTGCTATTAACGTAAACCCATATAATGTGTTTACATGGGACGGTAGAGTACATCTATCTCCGGCTTCTGATGAATGGAAAGAAACTGATGTTAGACCAGATGTTGTAATAGATGACAATGGACAATATGAACAGTTTGTTGCTAGAGCTGAAGAAGAAGGAATACTTGGCACCGTATGGAACGAGTGGCAAACAAACTGGACTGGAAGGCAAGTAGAAACAGAGATCGAGACAAGAAGCAGACGTGGTAATTGGTGGAACTTTACTGACGGTGGATTTAGATTCGGCGGTGGGGGTGGAGGACGTGTTGGTACAACATCAATAGCAACTACTACAGTAACTTCTAATCAAGCAAGAACAGGATTAAGAACTGATGTTGCCTTTGACACTGTAACACGAGAAACTGGAAGTAGAATTGTTGAAGTTAACTTTGTTCCATTTATGAGATCAAGGAAAATTTACTTTAAAGCTTCTAGAATGAAGCCTAACACTAAAGTATACGCTTTCTTTAATGACGTTAACGTTACTGCATTTTGTAGAGAAGAAGCTTATCAAGAATGGTCTGATACAAGTACTGTTCTTAATTACGCGGGCGCAACATCACATCCAGAGGGAAGTTCTGGAGTATTAACTACAGATAATCAAGGTAAGGTTACTGGCACATTTATTATACCTAGAAATAATAGCACTAAATTTAAAACTGGTGTAAAAGAATTTAGATTGTCAGATTCTTCTACTGGCGATAGAGTTGCTGAAGATACTTCTGCGGAAACTTTATTCCATGCACAAGGTCTAATTGAATCGACTGAAAGAACTATTGTAAGTACTAAAGTTCCTAGATTAGAAACATCTAGATTAAGTGACTCTAGAGTAATCAGTGAAACATTTAGAAATGAAACTACCACTTGGGCAGATCCATTGGCTCAATCAATATTGATTGAAAAATCTGGCGGTCTATTTGTAACTTCTATTGATCTATTCTTTAAATCTAAATTTACAATTAAGAGTGGAGATGATACCGATATACCTGTATCTGTAAGCATCGTAGCTAATGAGAATGGCATACCCACACAGATTACTATTCCAGGAACTGAAGTTGATAAGTTTTCTGCAGACGTTAGTGTATCGGCTACAGCAAGTAATGCAACACGATTTACTTTTGACTATCCTGTTTACCTTATGCAAGACCAAGAATATTCAATTGTGATACAATCACAATGTGATGAGTATGAAGCTTGGGTCGCTGAAATGGGTGGCTTTGATGTAACAAATACTAATTACAGAATTAATAAGCAACCACACGGCGGTTCATTCTTTACTTCTCAAAACGCTTCGACTTGGACTCCAGATCAAAGTAAAGATCTTAAGTTCACTTTAAACAGAGCTGAGTTTGGTTCATCTCAGAAAGAATTATATTTAGTGAATGACGTTGTACCAGTTAAAAAATTAAAAGCAGATTGTTTAGAATCAACTAGTGGTTCTACTAGTATCACAGTAAGACATAAGAATCACGGATTGCATGGCGGATCATCTAAAGTTATTATTTCTGGAGCAGCCACATTTAATAACATTAATGCAAATGATATTAATGGCACTCATACTATTGGTAATGTTACTCATGACACTTATACAATTTCTGCTGGCAGCACGAACGCTAATGCTTCTGGTTCAGGTGGTGGATCTACGATAACCGCTACTGAAAATTACCATTATGATTTATGCAATTTAACTGCTGCGACTATGATTGTACCAGGAACTGATATAAGATTTTATTTAACTCCTTGTTCAGGAAAATCGATTAATGGTAGCGAAGTTGCTCACAGTATGCCAACTACGCCAATAGAAATTTTGCCGAACATGAATCAATTTTTCAATGTTCCACAAACTGTAGTTTCTTCAGTAAATGAATCTTTGATTACTGGTGCTGGTAAATCGTTTAAAATTAAATGTGTACTTACGAGTAACAGTACTCACTTAACTCCTGTACTAGACGCTGATACATTATCCGCAACTCTAGTACAAAACAGAGTCGGTGATAATGGAACTACTGCTGAAACAAATGCTTACGGTGGTTCGGAGCTTTGTAAATATATAACTAAGAAAATTGATTTGGCTGAAGAAGCAGATGTTATTGATGTTTATTTTGCTGCTAATATTCCAGCTGGTGGTAATATAGATTTATATTATAAAACCTTAGCAGCTGGTTCAGATGTTGACTTTAATTCATTAAACTGGATTGAAGCTTCACCCGCTGATGATTTACCGATTGATAACGGTGGTGTTTATAGCGAGGCTAAATATAGTATTGATCCGACTGGAAGTTTTGGTTCAATGGCCTTTAAAATAATTTTGAGATCTAAGAACTCATCTACACCTCCAACGATAAAAGACTTTAGAGCGATAGCTGCGACATAATGGAGAATAATATAAATGGCTAAGAAGAAAAAAGTTGAAAATAATCCTGACCTTATTAGGGATATGGCCAATCAAGCTATTATAAATACTAATACAGATGCTTACCTCATGAGGCGAGCTCAGATTAAAGCAACAGAACAAAAACGAAAACTTGATGAACAGCAAAGTCTTGATATAGATAACCTTAAAGATGACGTTGCTGAGATTAAGAAAATGTTACAGAAACTAATTGGTGGAAAATAATGGCTAACAAAGAAACTAGAATTTATAAATCAGATACACTAGAAACTCTTAGGCAAAAGTCTAACGAGATTTCACTGCATCTAGGTGATAACGAACAGCTTAATTCGTTAATGGCAGATAAGACTTACGTCTATAGTGCTGGAGCTGGTGATACATTATTTGCCGGTTCTGATACTTCAACCCCAGCTAAAACAGCTCGATTTGAAACAAGTCCTGTACATACCTTGGATAATACTGGAGGATATATTATCCTTGAAAGTGTTTCTTCTTTAGCAAGTAGTTATATTGCTGGAGCCATTATTTATCAAGGTACTTCTGGATCTGCTAGTTATTCAGCGACTATCGTTTCGGCTTCAACCGATAAAATTTTAGTTAGAGATTCTTCTGGAAACTTTAGTACTTCTACTGATTTAAAAGTTGGTGCTGCTTCACCTGATACAATAGCTCATGCAAAAATAGCTAGAATTGTAATTGAAGCAAATCCAGTTGGTATTGTAAGAGTGTACAAAAACGGAACAGAGCTAAGTCAAACTATGACAGCAAACGGTTTCCACGTAGCTGATATCAAAGCAACAATCACTCATACTGGATCTCCAACACTTACAAACTTTACAAGAGGAGTTACTGTTTATCAAGGTAGCTCAGAATCAACTCAAGCTGGCGTTGAAGCAAATGCTGATTGGTATGGTACTCTACACTCAGTTTCTGGTGGAGTTATTAGAGTAAAAACTTACAACGGAAACTTTATTACATCTGGTGCTGGTTCATCTATAAGAGCTTTAGGTTCTAGTAATACAATTACTACACACGGAAGTCTTACTGCAATAGATAACACTTACGGATCTTACATCGAATTAACAACACCTGCTGCAGGATCTGATCAAATTAAAGTTTTCTCATTAGATGTTGTTGCTGCAATTAACGAATTACAAGATGACATTGGCACGGTTGAGAGTTTAACAACTGCTGCTAATGATTTAGTTTTAGCAATTAATGAACACGATGCTGAACTTGGAACAATTACTGCTGGAGCAATGGGTACAGCTGCTTCAACTGTAAGTACTGCTATCAGAGAACATGAAGATCAAATTGGTAATATCGATATTACTGACATTGCATCTGGCGAGGATACTATCACTGGTGCTCTTGAGCAATTACACGATGAAGTTGGAGATGTTACAGCTTCTAATATGGGAACATCAGCTTCGAACCTAACGGCAGCGGTAAGAGAACATGAAGATCAAATTGGTAATGATAATATCAACGCGATTTCTTCTACTAATAATACAATTAAAACTGCGCTAAATCAATTACATACTGAGATCGGTTCATCGTCTCTTGCAGATAATTTACCTAATGATTTTACGTATAATGTAACTGATCATACTACTGCAACAAATACAATGTCTAGCTTTATTGGTGATACTTCTATTGCTAATATCGGAACAACAGATACTGTAACAGGTGCATTACAAAAATTACATGCTGAACTTGGTTCATCTGTAATCACAGATAATTTACCTGATGATATTACGTATACAGTAACAGATCATACGACCGCGATTAACACAATGTCTGGTTTTATTGGTAGCACATCAATTAATAATATTGGTGCACCTGACACTCTTACTGGAGCATTGCAATCTTTACACGGTGAAATTGGTACTATGGTATTTGGATCTTTAGGTCCTGTAGATGCTGCTAATTCGACAACACTAACCGGTGCGGTAAACGTCCTAGATGCTGAAATCGGAGATACTGATTTTAGTTTGGTAGGTTCTGATATTACTACAGCTCTTAAAAATACTTACGATGATATTTATGTGACAGGAAATGTAACAGGTCTCAACACAACCGCTACTCATTTGATTGGAGCAATCAACGAATTAGAACAAGATTTGTTTAATGCCGAAGGCGGAACTAAAAGAACTAGATCAAGTTTATTGACTTCAGATAAGACTTCTATTGTAGATGCAATTAATGAATTACACACTGAGTTATATGTTTCTGGTGCTTCGTTCACTGGTCTCTCAGCTAATAATTTTAAATCTGGTATTAATGAACTAAGAGCAGAACTTGGTGATGTTAATGATATTAATGATGCTGCTGGTTATATAGCAACAACAGCTGTAACTGGTATCACGGAAATTCAAGGTGATATCGGAGATGTTGATACATTAACTTTAGATGCTGGTACAATTGTCGGAGCTCTTAATGAAATTGAAGCTATCTTCGATGCATCGACAAGAGAAATTACTGCAGGCACTGATCCTTTTACTATCACATCAAATACGTTTCTAGTAAATTCATCGGCCGATATTGTTTTAGATGCTGCCGGAAGTGATATTGTATTAAAGAAGGATTCCGTTGAATTTGGTAGGTTCTCGCATAGTGGTGGACAATTAAAACTTAAATCTGGAGCTAATCAGTTATTCTTAACAGCAAGTAATACAAACGCTACATTTAATAATAACTTAACAGTAGAAAATAATTTAGAAGTAGATGGTACTGCTGGAGTTGATGGTAACTTTAGAGTTGGAGTATCAGGCGGTAGCCACTTTACCGTAGCTGCTTCTACTGGAAATACTTCTGTAGCTGGTACACTTGGAGTAACAGGAAATACTTCTGTCGGCGGTACGCTTGGAGTAACAGGAGCTACAGCTTTATCTTCAACATTAAATGTTACTGGAGCTACTGAATTAGATTCAACACTAGGTGTTGATGGCAACTTAAGAGTTGGTGCTGATAAGTTTAATGTAACAGCAGCTTCTGGTAATACACAAATTGATGGAACTCTTGAAGTTGATGGCGCTACTGGAATTGATGGTAACTTTAGAGTTGGCGCTGGAGATGAAAGTAAGTTTACTGTGACTGCTTCTAACGGTAATACTACAGTGTACGGAACACTTGGCGTAAGTCTACATACTTCGGTATCTACTCTTTCAGCTTCTGGTAATACAAGCGTTGGTGGTACATTAGGTGTTACTGGAGCTACAACTTTAGCTTCAACATTAAATGTTACTGGAGCTACTGAATTAGATTCAACACTAGGTGTTGATGGAAACTTTAGAGTTGGTGTTAATAAGTTTAATGTTACGGCTTCTAATGGTAATACACAAATCGATGGTACATTAGATGTTGATGGAAACTTTGAAGTAGGAGCAACTAAGTTTAATGTTACTGCTTCTAATGGTAACTTTGTTGCTAAAGGAACTGGTAGAGTCGATGGTCATACAGATCTTAATTCAACAGTAACTATTGATGGTATTACTACAATAACAAATACTACCCAATCAGCAGAAAACAGTGCAACAGACGGAGCATTAATTGTTGCGGGTGGTGCATCTATTGGTAAGAATTTGTATGTTGGTGGAAACTTACAAGTTGAAGGTACACAAACAGTTCTAAATACTGAGACATTAGAAGTTGAAGATACATTAGTATTGGCTGGTAATGATTTAAGTTCAGAACCATCAACGGGTGGTTTTGGTTTAGAAGTTGGTCCAATCACTAGTCCAAGTGGTGTTGCTAGTAACGTAACTGGTGCTCACAGTATTGTATACAACTATGCAAATGATCGATGGGAAGCTGATGGATCTTTAATTCTTTCGACTGCTACACTTGCGACTCCTCAAATTGAAGGTGTTGATTTTGGTCCATCTGATAACTTAACATTTAACGCAGGTGTCGGCCTTAGCGAAACTGTTGTTAAAACAGGTGCTACAATCGTTACTGAGTATGTTAATACTGATAGAGGTTCTGTTGCGGCAGCTGCTCTTAATATATTCTCTAGCGCAGTTCCTTCATCAGGTACAACTGCAACAGCTGATAATAATAATGATGCGTTAAATCTTACACAAGGTACTGGTATTTCTACAGTAGGTAGTGGTGATAATGTTATTACTATTAGTAATACTGATAGAGGTTCTGTTGCTGCTACAGCATTAAGAATGTTTAAAACTATTACTCTTGCAGATACACCAGATTCAACAAATGCTAATGTTGTAGCTGATAGCAACGCCGATACTCTTAACTTAAGAGGTCTAGATGCAATCACATTAACATCTAATGCAACCACTGATACGATTAGTATTGATCATAATAACTTTGGTACTGCTGGAACTTATGGACAAACAAGTACGCAAGACGGTAAGTATGTTAAATCGATTATTACTAATGATCAAGGTCACGTTACTGCAATAACAACTGGTGATTTTGATACAAGATACGAAGCATCAGATCCTACATGGGCATTATATAATAATGCAACTAAAATTGACGATGTTGCAAATGGAGACATTGTTAAGTTTATTGGCGGTAATGCAATTGATCTAGTAAGTTCGCATGCTTCTGGAACTTCTACTTTACAGTTTAATCATGCTAATACATCAAGTGTAGCTAATCTATCTTCAGATAATTCAGGCGGTACTGTATTACAAGATATTTCATTAACATTCGATACATACGGCCACGTAACAGCTAGATCAATTGGAACTGTCAATTTAGATAACAGATATATTAGATCATTCCAAGTTGAAGATGGGGATGGTACTGAAGTTACGATTAATCAGGCAAATGAATGGAAATTTGTAGAAGCAGCTGGAGATGGCGCGTCAATTAATATTAACTGGTCTGATACATCAAATGGTACTGATGGCGATCCTTACGATTTATCATTCTCTGTAACTAATACTGATAAAGGTTCTGTTGCTGTAGCACCGTTAAGAATATTTAAGAACGTTGCTTCAGATAGTGGAACAGCAGTTGCTGATAATACTGCAGATACACTTAGCATATTGGGTGGTACAAACATTAATACAGCGGTTGTTGGTGATGTTCTTACAATTAATAACGAATACACTTACACTCACCCAACATATAACGGTGATGATTTCAGTATCGATACCGGACCACTTACCGGTGCAACTGTAATTTCCGATTTAGATATTAATGTTACAACTGATACATTAGGACATGTCGTTGATGCTAATGGTGTAGTAGCTACAAGAAACTTAACGCTTGGAGATTTAGGATTTTTAGGTTGGGACGTTGAAGTTAATGGAACTCATGTATTAGACGTAGGCAATAATACTGATGTAGACTTTAAGAACGGTGCTCATACAACTGCACAATGGACAGCTTCAGGTAATAGAATCCAATGGAATCATAATACATTTACTTCAGGTGGAACATTCGTAGGTGGTGCTGATAACGGTATCGTAATTGAAGATTTCTATATTGATTCATATGGCCACATTAGAAGTGTTGGAACAAGAGATCTTGATAGCAGATACGATAAGTATAACGAATGGAGACTTCAAGATAACGGCGATGGTACCAATTATGGTCATGTAGATTCTACTGAATATGTAAAATTTATTAACGGTACTAATACAACAACGGAGAGAGGTGGTACTGGTACTGTATCCGATCCGCATACAATCAAAGTTAACTTTGTAGATCCAGGCTACCTTCAATCTCAAAGATCTGCTACATTCGATGCAATACAAAACGGTGGCAGTAATAATAATCCATTCTTAAGAATGACTGATGCTGCTAACCATGATGTGAAAATCGTTGGTGGTACTAATGTTACTGTTACAAGAGATAGCAATCATCAAATTACTATTGCAGCCAATGACACTGATGTTGATGTAACTGATGCCAACCTAAGAGCAAGACTTGCTGGATTAAATCCTGCTCAAGGTGTTGTATATATTGGAGATAGTGGTAACGATCTAGATCTTAGAATCAGAGGTAATCTAAGAGTTGAAGGTACTCAGACGATAATGAACACTGAGACAGTTACTACTCATGATAATAAGATTGAGCTTAACTCAAATGCTGCTTCTACTCCTACTGAAGATGCTGGCCTAATCGTTAATAGAGGATCATCAACGAACGCACAAATTTACTGGAGTGAAGCAAATGATAGATGGTATCACACTTATGGTGATGGCGGTACTGCATATGTAATTCCGCTTCCATCAGAAAGTATGAGTGGGTTTACTATGCACGATGGTGATGGTACACAAAGAACAATCGCTGATAGTAAAGAAATAAAATTCCAAGAAGGTACTACCTCTGCAGTTAGAAGTGGTGATGATTATATTCAAATTAATTGGACTGACACATCTACTGGTTCAGATACCGATCCTTATGATTTAACATTTGCCCATAAACTTACTACTCGTACTGATCCTACAGTTACTTCAACCACTCTTGCTCATTCCGGAAGTTTTTCTGCTGTTACCGGTGTAAGTACAAATGCTACAGGTCACCTTATTGCTGTTAATACTTCACAGTTTACTTTACCTGCAGGTGCTGTTCCAAATAATGGTTTACTAGATATTAATCCTGGCGCTTTAATCGACTTGACAATTACTGGTGGAGACTTTACTGCAGATAAATCTACTGAGACAGATATTACAATCAATGTCGATCTAACAGAGCTTACCGATATGGGTGATGCCACTGCAGTTGTTGGAACACTAGACTATATGCTAGTACTTGATGGTAATACAGCACAGCGCAAGAAGAAAATTAGCACAGTCACACTAAGTGACTTTAATAATGACCTAGGTTGGACATCAAATACTGGTGATATTACACAAGTTAATATTACAGCAGGTAACGGTTTAACAGGAAGTACAAATACTACATCTGGTAATCACGTACAAACTATTCACGTTGGTGCTGGTGCTCTTATTGATGTTCGAGCTGATCATGTTGATGTCGATCTAAACGAACTTACCGATATGGGCGATGCCACTGCAGTTGTTGGAACAGCAGATTATTTACCAATTCTTGATAGTGGTGTACAGAAGAAAAAGAAAATTAGTACAATTACACTAAGTGATTTTAATAATGACCTTGGAAACTATGGTAATTGGACACAAAATATTGGTGATATTACAAGAGTTAATATTACAGCAGGAACTGGTTTAAGTGGAAGTGTAAATACTGCTTCAGGTGATCACGTACAAACACTAGCAGTTGACTTATCTGAATTAACTGATATGACTGCAGATGTTGTGGGAACACAAGATGAACTTATCTTGCTTGATAGCGGTGCTGACAGAAGAAAACTTATTAGTGAAATTAAGTTAAGTCAATTTAATAATGACCCAGGGTTTAAAACCACTGATACTCACTTAACTGATGTAACAGCTATCACTGACAATACAACTGATATTAAATTGGTTCACACAATGTCAAATGGCTCTGCACACGACATTGTTATAGAAGCTGGAGACGGTATTACACTAACAGATAATGCTAATAATGATTACGCATTTGAAATCTCTGTTGATGAATCTGCTCTTGACTTTGATAATTATACATCTTGGACGTTCATGGAAGGTAATGGTACTGAGACTGGAGTTATTACTTCAGAAGATACTTTACACTTCGAGCAAGGGACCGGAATGCAGGTTGAAAAGACTGCAGACGATCAATTAACGTTTACAAATACCGCTCCTCACGTTGGTACTAATATAACTGTCACACAAACAGTCTCTGCTGGCGATCTGGTAGAAATTAATTCAAGTACTGGTAATAATGGAGTTATGTTGACTGCATCTTCGTTATATGCTGGAGTAATGAGTAAGGCTGATAAAGTAAAACTCGATGCTATTGATCCGAGTGCTGATGTTAACCAAAATTCATATTTAACTATTAATGCATATAGAACAGCAACCTCTAATCTAATTAGTACTGGTAATCCTTATGGTCAAAGTACAACATGGGTTCCATCGGCTGCAACTTCTGTCAATGATAGTATATCATTTTTCTCTGGCCCTGGTATTGATATTAGAGGCGGTCATGTAAGTTCTACCGCAACTAATGAAATTCAATGGGACTTAGATAGCGACCAAAGAAGCGTCATCAAGAAAATCGGTGTTATTGGCACTGGTAATATGTCAATTGATACCAGCGCAACTGCATATATTTATTTTGATAGTCATAGTAGTCCTAGTAATACAACGGGAACACATAAAGTTAGATTTACTGGAGGTGGTCAAATTGATGCCGCTGGAGATATTGTTGCATATGCATCTCTTGGTAGTTCAGATAGAAAATTAAAAGAAAATATCCAAAAGGTTGAAGGTGCATTAGAATTAGTATCACAACTAGACGGAGTTACTTTTGATTGGAAAGATAAAGAAAGAGGTTCATCGGCTGGTGTAATTGCACAGAATGTAGAAGAAGTGTTACCTTCAGCTGTTAAAGATGTAGACACTTTAGGTGAAGAAGGTCAGACACATAAAGCAGTAGATTATAATCAACTATCTGCTCTCTTTATTGAAGCAATTAAAGAATTGAAAGAAGAAAATAAATTACTTAGAGCTGAGATTGAAAGTTTAAAAGATATAAATAACTAAAGGAAATGGAATAATAATGGCAATATATTCTAATTTAACGGTCGACCAAGGTACTACCTTCGGTGCCGAGATAGACGTTACAGATTCTAGTGGTGATCCATTAGATCTTGCTGGATATACTGTCGCAGGACAGTTAAGAAAAACTTATAGTTCTACAACATTTACACCCTTTGTTGCGTCTGTATATAGCGCCGTTGGAGGAGTAGTAAAAATAGAATTAAGCGCAGTAACTACAAATCTACTAAAAGCTGGTAGATATGTGTATGACGTAGAAATAACAAAAACTGTTACTTCAGAAGTTACAAGAATTATTGAAGGGCAAATAGAAGTTAGACCAGGAGTTACAAGGGTAAGCTAATGAGCATAAAAGCTAAAGTAAGAACCACTGGTAGATTGAAAGGTAATGCTAATCTACAACAAGAAATAGTTGCTACTACTATGAAAATTCAAGCTGGAGAATTAAGGCTTGGCGATTTGGCAGACGTTAATGCCTCTGGACAAAGCGATGGCGTCATGATGATATATGATGCAACAGCTGGAGAATATAAAGTTACAACTCAGATTGAAAATGAGAATCTGAATATAATAGGAGGCACATACTAGTGGCTAATTTAACAAGGATAAAGATATTAACTACGGGCGCCACCACCAGTGCACCTAGTAATATTAAAACAGGTGAACTTGCTTACTCATATGTGGCTGGTACTCAGGGAAATAATGGTGATAGACTATATATCGGAACAGGTGCAGAATCTGGTGGAGTTGCATCTAGTGTAGACTTAATCGGCGGTAAGTACTTTACTGGATTATTAGACCATGTACACGGAACTCTCACTGCATCAAGTGCGATTATTACAGATTCAAATAATAAGATTAATCAATTAAATGTAGATAATCTAAGATTAGATGCTAATACTCTAACATCAACCAATACTAACGGCGATGTTATTATTGACCCTAATGGAACAGGTAAGACTGTTCTTCATAACGTATATATTGACGGAACATCAGATTCATTAGCAGAATTCATCTATGATACAGTGGGTGGTGCTGTAACCGGTGGAACTGGTATTACAGTAACAAATAGTGATGGGGCAGATACCTCAACAGTTTCTATTACTAACACTAGTGTTACAGCTGGTTCATATGGTTCTGCAACTCAGATTCCAACCTTTACAGTTAATGCTCAAGGCCAATTAACAGCAGCAGGTGTCGCAAACGTTGCTACAGCTCTTACTGTTGATGGCGATACTGGTACAGGCGATGTTGATCTTTTAACTGACGATCTAAGAATTGTTGGTACTGCAAATGAGATTGTTACAGTTTCTTCTAAATCTGGAACCGATGTTACAGTTACACTAAGCTTACCCGATGATGTTACTATTGGAGATGCATTAACAGTAACTGGTGCAGCTTCAGTAGGTGGTAACTTCTCAGTAGATGGTAACGTTACTCTTGGTAATGCTACTTCAGATACAGTAAATACTTCTGGTAACCTAACAGTTGGCGGCGATCTTACTGTTAATGGTACTACAACTTCTGTAAATTCAACAGTTATTTCTCTTGATGATCCAGTTCTTGTACTTGCTGATAACAGTGGTACTACAGTAGATGGTATCGATAGAGGTATTAGATTTAAGTATGGTGATGGAACTGCTACTAAAGAAGGATTCTTTGGTTTTGACCATCAAACAGAAAGATTTGTATTTACTAAAGATGAAGACTTTAGTGGCGGGGAAGATGCTTCTTCACCATGGCATGATGCACAATTCGGTGGCGTATATGCTGGAGATTTAGATTTAGGTATAGGTGCTAATAATAAGATTACTACAACAGCTGGTAATTTAGTATTAGATTCT